GAATTTCTACTCATAAATCTCTGATTACCAACCACAGACAAGAATGTTGCTGCACTTGCAGAAAACCCATCAACATATGTTTCAGTTGGTACTTTAGATCTTAATATGGTATCCATCGAAGAAATACCACTTACTATACTTCCACCACCTGAATTGATAAAAATTCTTATAGTAGGTGGTTGGTCTAAATCTAAGGTGTTGCGTAATGTTAAACCTTTAGATTCTATCTCACCTATCTTTTTATTTAGCTCACAACAAGCATTCCGATTGACACCAGAATAAAAGTATATTTTATTATCTTGTACTGATATATGTTTTTCAGTAACTTCACCACTTGTCTTTCTTTTAGGTTGTACTTTTTTCTCACCCCAATATCTTTCCACTATTTACCCCACTTACCATTTTTAACGATTGTTGCCATAATACCATAGTTAGATACATCTAAGTAAGCATCTTCAAGTGGTTCTCCAACGGCTGTTTCTCTACCTGATAATAACAAAGTCTTTAATCTTTGTATTTTATCATTCATCCTAAACCACAAACCAGTAAGAGATAAATGTACCTCATCAGGTGTTTGTAAGTTAGTACCAACTGAAATATTACCAGGACCATAATCATGTTGCTTCCTACAGAACAATTCATATTGTTCCCTCTGTAACCTCTTAAACTCTTTTGTCATCTTAGGCCACTCTTTTTCCATTTGTTCTACAACTGGATGAGTGTCTTCAGATACATCGAGTTCTCTTTCTTTTATATTCATATATAACCTCTATTTTATAATTAAATGTGATAATTGTAATATAATAATAACAACTGATAAAAATAGTGATATAATTGTTCTCGTGTCTGGCAACTCATTTAAAACTAACCAAGTTAAAATACCCATAGTTAGCGTTGCCATACCAAATCCTATTGGTCTAACATACCAATAATTTTGAAAATAATCATAATACCACTTTGTTCCATAGAAAAAACAAAAACTTATAGGTATCCCACCAAGAACTATCCACCACAAACTTTTTGCCCACTCATACTTGAACTGACCTTGCATATGAAACCAAGCAATAATATGACCTACTAACGATATGGACATAGCCATAAGTAACTTATTCATTTAACACCCATCTTTTTTATTTCCTTTTCTGTTTTACCATACTTGGTTAGTAAAGACTTCAACTCGTCTTTATTCATCAACTGATAATATTCACCAGCTTGTATCTTGCTAACCTCAAAGTATTCTTGAATGAAAGGGACAACCTTTTCATTCACCTTTGTTTTCTTACCACTAAGATACCTCAAAAAAGTTTTTTTATTTGGAAGTAAGGAACAATAAAACTTATAGACAGCAGAATGTGGCATAACTTCAATTGTTAGTTTTTGAAAGTGATTAACAATTGGTAGATAATCATTATTCATACTTAAATAACGATTTACCATAAACGGACTAAATTTCTTTTGTTCTTCTTCCGAGAAACTATCCCAAGGTCTTTTCTTAGTGAATAGTTCATCTATCCACTTAAATAAGTTCATCTAATTCCTGTAGTGGTAACATCTCTCCACAATTCCCACAATTGAAAACTTGGATTGGAGCGATAACTTCTTTACCTGTAGGTGAAACTATAGCAGATATTTTCTTTATGACATAACCTTGTATAAAGATACTATTCCCACACGATTGACACTTCAT